CAGCAACACCAAGCAACCGACCGACTGTTTGGCGACACAGCGAAGGCTGGCGATTCTTGGGCTGGGACACAGACCTTGAGTTCGGGTTGGCTATCGGACTCAATACCGACCAAAGTGCAAATCGTTCCACAAGTCATCGGCTACACCAATGTCCAAGTGTCGGTCGGGGAATTGAAAACGGAATCTCATCCATCGGCTCAACCCATCACATTCCGAAAGCCAATCGTGGACTATCATGTGCTGGTTTCAGTCGCAGACCGAAGTGAATTGGTCGTCAAATCCGACACCAGCTTGAGCAACGATTCGGTTGGCGACCCAACCTCTCGGAACGACCCGAATCCAAACCGACTCCACGCCAACATGGACTTAAGCGACCTGCCTTGCACCATTTATCACGGAATCGTGCGTATCAATCCCGATACGCTGGAACAGATTTACCTTGACCCAGCCGACCTTCCAGCAGGGTATGATGCGGTTTCAGCAGACTGTCCATTTTCAGTCATGCCTCGCCACCGAAAAATGTCGGTGGATGGGAAGGTGTCAATGGGCTGGGGATTGCATCAAATCACTCCATTCCGACCTCTCGCATCACGCCAATGGGTGCGTGTTCCCAAACTGTGTTCAGCCATCCAATCGGGCGGATTTTATCAGCGAGGGGGCGTATCTCATCTGTGGGATGCTGATGTGTATGGTGGCGAACTCTTCGTGGGTGCTGACATCATTGACGCAACCGACTTCGCTGTTGAAACGACCAAAGACGGCAAGCCGTATTTTGGGCTGTGGGGCAACGGCCAAATCGTTCCAAATGGAAGCCATGACCCAGCCATGCCTCAAGGCTGTGAACTGATGGTGTTCCGCTATTCTCCGAAGAAAGACCCGTATCACCCATCCACCAAAAACACATCACCGAGCGACAATCCGATTCGGGATGCACTCGGAACGAATGCTTCTGCGGTGAGTGGAACGACCACTTATTCGGCTCAATATAAGACAGGGTTCACCATCACCGATGAACGACTTCTCGCTGATTCGGCTTGGGAAGTTCACGATTGGGTGATTCCCCAATTGGAACTCATGCGGTATCTCGGCAAGGAAGAAAAGTCATCCATGCGACACCCGAAGCACTCGGAGAGCGATGGAACAGAAGTCATCCTTCACCCGACTGTGCATTGTTCCAGCCTTCGCATCATGGATGATGGAAGGATGCTGATGGCGATGGTTCATAGGGACTACATTGAAGATGTCAGCGAGTTCCCGTCTGCTGATATTGGCTATCCAGCGAACCCCGATTTGAGCATCGGTTCGTGTCCCGTTGGCTATGTTTATTCGGATGGTCAATGCGTTCCAATCACATCGCTGGGCGCGTCTGCCGATTCGGGTTTCCACATTGACCCAACCAGCGGAGATGAGATGGAGGGGAGTGGCGACCCACAGGCGTTGTCGGCTGGGACAGGAGTGCAACCATCGGGCGACAATTTCAGCCAATACCCAACATGGAACAAACTCATCGCTGACACATCAGCAAGGTCGCTCATCCTCGCCTTCTCCGATGCACCAGCCAATGACAACGGACAGGTCGCTCGCGGTCGCGTGGGCTTCGCTCTCAAGTGGGAACTCGTTCCTGTGGGCGATGAATCCACGCAAGAACTCGCCATCCAAACATGGACACACGAAGATACATGGTGGAGTGGTGCAAGAATCGCATATTGGTTTGATGAGTCGGGTCAGCGAGCCATCCCAATGACCTATGGCTCATACCCCGAATGTCGCATGAGTCATGCGAACTTGCCTCGCTCTTTGGCTTGGCTTGATTCCGACTTGAACATTCATCACGGCCTTCCATTCCGTCAGCCAGCAACCATGTCAGCACCACACCCATCCTTGCCCGATTTGATGGGCAGGTTGAGCCCTGTGGATGAGTGGTATCGCAACCGATACGACTTCCTCAAATATACCCGATTCGTTCCGACTACGATTGGATTTGCTGACTTTGGTGCTGGGGCGAATCCATTCCAAGAACTTGGGTGGTCGGGTTGGTCGTTCCCAGCAGACCTGTATGACCCAATTTCATACGGTGATGGAACAGCGTTCTTCCGCGATTCCACGACACCTCATGCTTGGAAGAACATGGGCGACAACCAAAACTACGATGCGACAGGTGGCGACTACAATCCGTATTCAGCGGTCGTGTATGACCTCACAGGCATCACCCTTCCAGCCATCATCCTTTCTTGGACTGTGGGCGGGGTCAATGTGGCCGAGAATATCCCCATTGTCGGCACTACGGTCGCAGACCTCGTTTCAACGGTCAAATCCCCACCAGCCCTGTATGACCCTTTGGTTGATGGAATGTATTTCCCACATGGCGGTGCTTTGACATCATCGGGCGACCTCATGATTCGCAAGTTTGAAGACACTCCATCGTTCCTTCCAGCACAGGTTTTCAACGAAGGAGTGCTTGAGTTCGGAGATTTGGTGATGGACACAGGTGAAACATTCTCACCGACAATCGCTTGGTCAAACGCTGGGCGAAGCACCATGCTGGGCTCGTTCTCATCGTGGTCGCATCACGGCTCGCTTCACTACGGCCTCTCGGCAACCCATCACCCATATCGTGTGGACAGGGTGTTCAAGCAGGTTCACGCTGGACTTGGCTACGATGTTCCTCTCCACTTGCTGATTCCCCCCGAAGTCCATGTGCGAGCGAGAGCAGGGGGCAACGGGCAGATTGACTTGGAGATGGAAACGCCATTCCATCGCACCGATTATCAGCACTTGATTGGGGCTTCGTTGTTTGAATCGGGCTTTGAACTCGGTGGTGCATCACCATCCGAAGCAAGTCAAAACCCGCTGGGTCAATGGTATCTCCGAACAAATCTGTGGGACTCACCGATGCACACGACTTCTGCGAATGTCAGCGGAATCAGCCTGTTCAATCAGCGAATCAAGGGTGCAATCGTATCGGGCTCAATAGGGCTTGAAGCGTATTGGACAGACCATCCGACCGACCACTTCCACGCTGGTGCGATGCCGATTCTTCCAAACAACGACTACGACCTCGCCATGATTGAAACGAATCGCTACGCGCCCATGATGTTGGCGAGAGCATCCGAGATGCACGACCTTGATGTGCTGGCGACCAGCGAGCAATTGCTCTCCAGCGTTGATGTTCATGTCAGTCAAACAGCGAAGGCATATTGGGATTCGGGGGCAATCGTGTCGGCTCAAGGTGTCGGACAATACGACAACAATCCCGCTGGCGGTGGAACAAACGACCTCGCCATGACTGAAACTTGGCTTGGTGAGGTGAACGAGGCAAACGGTGGTGGACTCACGGGGTTCACGATGGCGAGGGGAAGCACTCCGTTTGGAATGGGCAAGGGTCAGCGAGTGATACGAACACCCGAAGGCACACTCCACCATTTCATCATCAAGCGTTCCATTGTGAGTGGCTACGCCAACCAACCGACATGGGCTCACATGAAGAAGCCGTTGCACAGCGACCTGTTTTGGTCAAGGAGGGCTACGACAACAGCACCCGACACGCAGACGGGTGCTGGTGCTGACGAGTGCGGTGCGAAGTTCTCCAGCATCGCAACCGTTTATGGTGGCGAAACCATACACCGAGTCTGCGGTGCATCGTTTTGTAGCGATTCCAAAGGCACGATTCACGCAGTTCTTGAATATCATCTCAACCCCGAAGACGAAGGCTCACATCGCGCCCATTCGCTCTATTATCACAAAGCAGACCGAGTGCAAATTGCTTCCAACCCCGAACCCGTGTATGATTGGGATTGGACAGTTCACACGCCCGTTCTCATCAACAGTTCGGTTGATGCGTTCACCCCATCGGGAACGATATACGACTTCCGCCAGCCATCACTCGTCTGCGATTCCAAAGACCGATTGCACTTGACTGTGGCTCGCCCAACGGTTGAAACGCAAGTCAGCGGTTGGACATCTCCAGCAAGCACCAACCCCGTGAGCGTGTTTTACACGATGAAGGAGGCTGACGAGGCATCATTCCCAACCCCATCATTTGAATCAACATACGGGGATTCCAACGACACGCTATGGTCATGTGTCAGCCGACCATCAACGGACACCACAGACGATGAAATGAACAACCCAGCGAACTCAAATCACATCGTCAGCGTAGCATCCCATCCGAAAGTTTGCCTTCGTTCCGATGATGTTCCTGTCGTCTTTTTCTTGGGTTGGGCGGGGTCATCCATTCATAGCGGAACACGAAACAAGACTGCGGTGTACGCGAACATCGGTGAGGTTGGTGTTGGGGGGCGTATTCAGTTCAATACGGGCAAGTGCTGTCATGTTCTCGGACTTCCACCCAATTCCAAAAACACGATGGCGAGCAAAAACATCTCACACTACGATTCCATCATTGACGAGAACGACCGAGCAATCACGGTCGGCATCAAAGACGACAGGGACAGCGTGAATGGTCAAACATGGGCAAGTCGCCACACGCTCATCAATAAGTTCAACACACGGATTCCATTTGCTGAACAATATACAGCGACCGATGGACTCGGAGATACGAGAACGCTGTTCAAAGCCCCTCAATACGATGGAACGACTGAACTGCGGTATGTGGACACCTATCTCCAAGAGCCCACGCTCACGACCAATGGGAAGGGTGAATATCACCTCGTCATGCGTTTCACCATGACGGGTCAAGACGAAGGGCGCGTTGGTGCGACCTTCCGCGACCAAGACCTCGCGATTGAATCGGCTGTGCATCCTCTCCAATGGGCTGGAACTCCGCTGACGGGTTCGGGCAACACGCTTTACACAGGAGGCTACGCTTCGGTGTCGGGAAGCATGGATTGGACAGGGCGATACGGTGGAGGAAGGAATCCGATTTACACCAACAGCACCACGAACACCCACACCCACTTGATGCACATTTGGTTTCCATCATACGAGTTTGATGACGATGTGAGTGCTGACGACCGTGTGATTCGCTCAATCAATCTCCGATGGCTGTCAGTCCCATCCTTGCGATACGATGCAACGCTGGGCTTCCAGCCCGTTGGTTCTGCCCAAACGATTGCTGGACAGGAAGACTTCCCTCACCTATACCCTCAAATCCGCTATCAACGGTTTTGGGGCTACGATGCTTCGGAGATTGACTTGACATGGAAGACCAACGAGATGTCGTGGTATCGCACTCCGCACTACGCTTCCTCGTTGTATCTGCCGAATCTCGGCGGGGCAGGTATGAGTCCAGCGGGTGATATTGGGACAGTCGGCATGGGCTTGCAGGGCTTCCCGAATGGTGAATAATCACCAAAACCATTGAGATTTAGCAAAGCATTGATATAGGGGATGCCTTTCATCTCGTATCATGCAATCCGCAAAACCCCAAGCCCGACCCGTCAAGTTTGTCCACGATGACCACTTGATGACCGAAGAAGACCTGCCTTACCTTGACGGCTCATGTGCCGTTGTGGTTCACCAGCGAAACGAGCCTTCGTTCTTCGTGAACGCTGGCGACAAAATTGACCTTGACAACGACTTCACCGAAGTCGGAACTTTCGCCATCGGCACATACGGAGAAGGCGATGCAATCTCCGCCATGCCTGTGTTCAGCCATGTCTTCTTCCGCACCAACCACATTGAGTCCGATTGGACACAGGCTGACTCCATGAGCGACATCTCATGCGAAGGCCACACCGAAGTCTTCGTGCAGATGCTCAACGCTTCTTCCAACGCTCGCTCAACCTCCGTTGGCGATGTGTATGAAGTCGTGTGGACAGGCTACGAAGGCGAAACCGTCAGCGACTTTTACATCGTGGATGGCTGTGGCTGGAAAACCGTCAGCGGTGCTGGCGACCACATTTGGTGAGTCCTCAATTGGACAGCCCAGCGGCGACTCGTAGTGTAGCAAGTGGGTCGGGTGCTTGTCGCCCGACTGACAGGCTCATCTCCGTTCCGTTGGTGTCCATTGTCCACTTGACATCAAAGACCCTGTGGCGACCCGACAGGCCAGCATCACGGGATGCGAACTCCATCACATCACCAACCGAGATGTCCAGCCTTTCGGGGATTCCCTCAACGACCCAGCGAGCAAGCGACGCGCCCTGCGAAGCCAGCATGGTTTCACCGACCAATATGGCTTGATGCTCGTCTGCGATGAAATCCTCACGAACCACACGCTCAACGGGCTTGGTTGGGTATCGTGCCGAGCCGATTGCTGGAACGGACACGGAGATGCCCTTGCTGTCGTTCTTGACCTTGACCACATTGAAGCGGTGGGTATCACCCTCTTCACGCTGAATCATCGTTGGATAGAAGTCCTGTGGGACAGCGGTGCGTGGAATCCTTCCAGCGACCAGCGGGACAACCGTTGCATCATCCACCTCACGCAGTCGTTCCATGACGAGATACCCGTGAGAATCGGCCTTCAACACGACCAAGTTCGGTGTTGAATTGATGATGGACAGGATGGACTGAATCGCGTTCAATCGCGTCTTCCCCACGAAGTCCATGTCGGCTGGAAGAATCACAAACGACTCGTTGAGGATGCGACCGATTGGCGGTGTGTATGCCGAATTGCTGATGATGTCTTTGATGACGGTTGCCGAGTCCGACTCATAATACCCAACAGGAGAGTCCAACACTTCCCGTGTGAGATAGCCGAGCGAATCCAAAGCGATGAGTTCCAAACTCGTATTGGACTCAATAACCTCCGAAACGAATCCTGTGAACACCAGCGGTGGATTTGCCCAATGTCGTGGCGAAGCATACACTTGGACAACATCACCTTCTCGGATTGTCCCCGACCTTCGCCCTGCTGTGTTGTTGATGTCAATGTTCATTCGTGCTGGGGCGTTCATGGATTGGGTGAACGACACGGACTTCACGCCCTGCAAGTTCGTCATGCCGTTGATGACGACCACAGGGGCGCGTGGAGTCGCTTCATCCCTCGCCAGCCGACCATACAGGTTGCGATTCATGACCCTCCGAGAGCGAGCGAAGAATACCTTGTGAGCCCATCCGTTGCGAAGACCCGTGAGGCTCATTCGCTTTGGTCGGTTTGTCCATTGAAGCCCTTCGGGATTCCAGCCTCCATCGGAGAAGCCAAGACGACCGAGATTGAATGTTGGCTGGGGCAGAATGGAAGTCGGGTACGCGCCCTCCGTTGCACCTGTGGTCATGGCGAATCCACCACGACCTCCACCTCCACGCCTGTTCACGATGTCGTATTTGTCGGGGAAGCCCGATTCGGACAGGTAGTGATACCCGAAGCCCAGCGTTTCTGCCGACAGGTCGCCATGCAAGTGTGGGTCAAACGGTCGTGGTGTGGTCAAAGAAGTGTAGCAAGCGGTGGATAGGCGGTCAAGTTCCCAACCATCGTCAAGGTCGGTCGGGTGCGGGATGAAATCAATGCCCCAATCGGTCGGATAATGCGATGGCCGTTCCATGACTTCCTTCTCGTAGTGGAACGCATCCAGCGTTGGTGCTGGCTCGTTGCGTATGGCTTCGTGAGTGTTCTCCAGCCATGTCTTTGACACCCACCGAGCGATTGCCGTTCTCGGTCGTCTTGGGTCGCTTCCAAGCCGTTCAATCTCATCCAGCAGGGGTTGGGAAGGGTTGATGACGATTTGAGCGTCAGCAGGGGCTCTCACAAGCCTGTGGAAGCGTTCCGTTTGGCTGTCCATACCCAACCCACTACGCATTCGGTTTAATTGGCTGACGAATGATGGGGACTGTTGAGATTCCGAGCAGGGCATTGACTTGATATTGCGAGCATTGACTTGAGATTCCGACATCGTATCAATGAACGAAGTGTTTTTATTCCAATCATTTGTGTGCCTTCGGCACACAACCCCAAAGAATCAAACGAACAGGGGTGCTGAAAGACATACACTTTGGTCAATATGTGTGTGTTCTAAGGAAGGTGCAATTCCAATCATTTAGGACATTGATGAAGCAAAGCATTGATAAGGTAGTGTGTGCTGGGCAGGGCATGACCAGCCAACACGGTGAGAAGTCGTATCACACGACTACGACCAAAACCCCGAAGGGTGATGTGTCGTATGGTCGCATCAAGTTCGCTGACTGCGTTCACCACTACACCCTCAAAGACCAATACCACACTTTTGTCGTTGAAATCTATGACCTCAAGGGCAACCTCATCACGATAGGCGATGAAATGGACATCATGCCCAAAGAACGCCACCAGCACCGACCAACACGAAGCCATGCAATCATGATGGCGAAGTCAATGGTGGAATATCACCTCAATGACGATTATCCTCTTTGGACACCAAGCGGTTGGACAACCGACCCAACGGCATACGGAATTGAATGAAGGAGATGAGAACATGGGCAAGACGCACAGGTATCACGGAAGGGAAAATGGAAATGATGCGAAGTTCCACCGATGGTGGCGAAAGGTTGAGGGGCGGGTCTTCCGAAAGGACAACGACCGAATCCGAACTGCCCAACACGCATCTGCGACCGCGAACGAGGAAGGAATCCGACTCAAGAGCCGAAACCTCCGTGTGCCTCGCAGACCAAAGACTCACGGCTACGGCTTTACGCCACACCCGTTCCCCCTTGACCAATACGCAGATGGCTGTTTGATAACGGTGGGCGAACCTCGCTGACACATGGCGGTCGTGCAAATCAACATTCCGAGCAAGGCGACCTTGCCGAATGAGTGGGAAAAAATCCGACCTCACTTCCCCCTGCCCTCGCCACGAAGGTATCAAGACGATGCCCTCTCGGTCGTGTGGTGGGCGTTGGACAACGATGACTTTGACAATGTGGTGATTGAAGCACCGACAGGAATCGGCAAGTCAGCGATTGCGATGACGGTGCAAGCACGATTTCAGTCAGCATATTTGCTGTCCCCATCGCTCGGACTGACCGACCAATATAAACGGGACTACGGCTCGGTTCTCAAAGAGGTTCGTGGTCGTGGGAACTTTCCATGCTGGGTGCGTGAAGGCACAGCAACCAACGCGCCCTGCTATTCGGCCAAGAGCAAGCAGAAGTGCGTTCATGCGAAGGAAGCCGACCCCTGCCCGTATTATGCACAGAAGTTTGAGGCGAGGGATGCGAGGCTCACGCTGTCCAATCCATCGTATCTGTTCCGTGTGATTCAATCGCCCGATGGGACATTTGACCAGCGGGACTTCGCCATCATTGACGAGGCTCACCAATTAGAACCGTTCTTCATGGACTTGATGGAAGTCGTCATCAACCACGCTGACTTCACCAGCGTCTTCGGGGCGCGCTATCCGTTCCCCATGCACTATCACCCAGCCGATTGGAAAGATTCGGTCAGCAAACTCTTGGAGGGCGCGATGGGAACATTGGAGAAGGCTGAATCGGACAAAGACGAGAATGTGATTGATGCGATGCGAACCATCATTGACAAATGTGCGACCTTGCTGGAACTGCTGGAGAATCCAAACGATGTGGTTATTGAGTCCGATACGGACAAACGAGGCAAGCAACGGATGGTGGCGAAACCTGTCCGAGTGAACAAAATCGCGCCCGACCGATTGGAAGCAATATCGCGAAAGCGGATTCTGCTGTCAGCCACCATCTTGGACATTGACACATACCTCAAGTCGCTGGGGCTGGAGAATCACAAAACGCTGTATGTGAAAATCACGCAATCACCCTTCCCGAAGGAGAACTTCAATGTGTATGTCGCGCCCTGCGGGGAGATGTCATACAGCCGAAGGGAGAAGTCCCTGCCTCGTCAAATCAAAGCCATCTCCGCCATCATGGAACGATTCCCGAACAAGCGGGGAGTCATCCTCCCTCACACCCACGCCATTCGCAAGACCATCGTGGAGGGTCTGCAAGCGAGAGGATTGGGCGACCGCATCATCACCCACGACAGCAACGGAATCGGGCGACAACACGCCCTTGACGAGTTCTTTTCATCCAAGCGAGATGACTTGGTGCTTATCTCCACCTATGTGGGCGAGGGCTTTGACTTCAAAGGTCGGCTGGCGGAATGGCTGGTCATCTCCAAAGTCCCGTTCCCGTTCACGCCCGACCCTCAAATCGCACAGCGAATGGAACAGGATGAACACCAATGGCGAAGGGAACACGAAGGCACACCAGCGTGTCCGTATATGCCTCCGAACAAATACAGCGGGAATCTGTGTTCAAACCGCTGGGGATGCAACCAGCCGTGTCAAAATTGGTTCAACCTCCAAGTCGCCCTGCGACTGATTCAAGGGGCAGGGAGAATCAACAGAACGCCCGATGATGTCGGCCACCTGTTCATCTTGGATGGGTCGTTCCAGCGATATTTCAACACGAATGCTCACCTATTCCCTGCGTGGTTTCACAACGCCAAACAGGATGCACCGTCATGGTTGAAAAGACACTTGAAATGACATTGATACAGCGAAGCATTGATAAGGGGGTTTTGCATGGGAGGGTTGAGGCGAACCAATATGTTCCGAGCAGACGCAATCATGGAAGAGATTTTGACCTTGCAGAAGAAACTTGACACTTGCACCCGCAGTCAAGCACACTCCATCTGCAAGAAAATCACGAAACTTGAAGCCGAATACGACCGCTTGACCGCATCCCCATTTGAGATGCTGTTGAAGAAACAAAAGGAGATGAACTGAATGACCGCACCGATTTACATTGAATACGGCGACTGCGACGAGAACCTTGAGAGGTTTGACAGCATCGTGCAAGCAACCAAGCGAGCGAAGGATTTGAAGGCACAGGGACACGCCCGTGTTTGCATTTTCAACGAGAGCGATTCCCACTACACCGATTGGTGTGCAACCGTTGTCATCCGTGAGGATGGTTTGGTTGAACTCAACCACTTCAACGACATGAGCAAATCGCTCTATGAATCCGACTACGCCAACCACATGGCTAAGGCCATTGACTTTGTTATCAATCGGGGGATGAACTGAATGACGAATGAAATCCTAAGACGACAGGCAATCCGCTGGAAGAAGCAAGAGGCGAAGGGCGAGATGCCCTCCGAACTGTATGACGCACTCTCCGAAGGCACAGCCTCCGCGTACGAGAAGCGAATCGTTGTGAACCTCGCCAAAATCTCACGCATCGTGTCCGACACGGGCGCGATTCGCCCGTATTCCGAGTTCAGCAAGGATTGGAACTACGAGGGCTCGGTGTATGGACACACCGACAATTGCGAACTGTGCGGTGCATCCATCAAGGAGAACTGCAAACTCAAGAATGACGACACAGGCGACCAAATCCTCATCGGGAATGTGTGCGTGTATCGCTACATTGAGATTCGTGATTCGCTCGGTCGTGTGCTGTCGGATGAAGAAAAGAAGGAGTTCTTGAAGTCCGAGATGACCGAAGCCAAGAAGGAGTTCCTTCGGGCTGACTTCGCCACGCGATTCCCAACGGCACTTGCTGACCTTCAACGCTGGAAGCCGTTCATGACACGCAAGTGGTCGCCACACGCATCGCTATACCGCACAGTCGTCAAGAGGCTGGCTACACACGGCTATTTGGGTGCGAAGACCATGAAGGCGTGGGAAGACTTCTGCCTCAACGCTGAACAGGAGATGCAAGCATGGGAACGAAGGAACGAATTAGTCGCTCTCCAGCGACACGCTAACCTTGAGGCTGACATTGAACGCAAGAAGGCGTTCCTCGCTCAAATCAACGAGAAGCGAAACCAATTCAACCGTGAGGCTGACGAGTGGCGAGAATCCGTCAAGGACTTGGAACTCAACCGCTGGGAACGGGACATGGTGAGCCGTGTAGCAACCAAAATCAGCACATCGGGCAAGGATTCGTTGGTCGGTGGCTATCTCCGATTCACACAGGAGTGCAAGGCTCGCACCAACATCAACAGCGATGACCTGCCTCCTGTCGCAGTCAAACTCCAAGCCCGTCTTGATGACGGCTCGCTCAACGAGTGGGAACAGTCCTTCGTGGCTTCTGTGATTCCTCGCATCGCTACGGGTCGCTCGCTGTCCAGCAAGCAACAGCAGGTCGTGGACAGGCTCTTGAAGAAGGTGTGAGCATCATGGAACGAGAACCCCACTATCCCAGCCATGTCGTTGCACCAGCATTGGATGGCTCAACGGGCGCGGTCAAGGAAGTCATCCAAGTCATCCAAAACCAAACCTGTCGGAAGTGCGGTGAACAGGGTCAGCACATCGTTGCCTTCGTATTGAAGCCAATAGAGTCCTATCCCAACCATGTCATCTGTCATCAAGGCTGTTCGGCTCATTGGTCAATGCGTGAAATCGGTTTCTTGGACATCGCTGGCTCATCCGAATCGGAGTGAAAAGTGGTCAAAACCATTGATATTCTGCAAAGCATTGATATACCCCCGCTTGCTACCATTGACCATGACCCAAGCACAAAACCATGACGGACACTACCTTGACCTCATCACCCACAAGGGACTTGACCACTTCGTTTGGAAGAACAAGGAACACAAAATTGTCGCTCACGACAAGCACATCGTTGGTCATGTGTTCCAAAGCGGAACGGTCAAAATCCACGCTCGCTCTTGCCGAGCCGTCAAAATGGAACGCCGAGGAACTGCCCCTCGCTGTCAGCGTGAAGGGAATGTGGACTATGTGTTTCACGGCATGACCGTTGCCGAGATTGCACACGAACACTTCCAAGACATCATCAGCGAGAACATGACCGCAGAAGAAGCAATCGGATTCATGGACAAAGAAGCCGTGTGCAATTGTGTTCGCAAGCACTACAACATGGCTTGAGCCCACACCGACTTCATAATGGTGGGGCGACTCCCCACCAGCCATGAGTGAGAGCGAAGCACCCATTGAAGTCCGACAGTCAGCGACATCGGCACAGCGATACGAGGCGACCGTCTGTGGTCGCAACATCAACATGACCTTCCTCTCCGCTGGGAAGGGTCGCATGGACTTCACGGTGGACTTTGATGACAAACCGCTGGGCAAGTTCAACCTGTTGAGCCAGCACTCCATCAGTCGCCTGTCCAAAGCGGTGGGCATTCCCGATTCGGAGAAGGATGACTTCAAGACAGCGATGCTTCAAGTCGGTATCTGCCTTCGTGATGGGAACTTCATCCCCGCGCCCGTTGCTGACAAAATTGAACGAGAGGCGAGCGAATACGAGGGCTTGCCTTCCTCCTTCGGTGTTATTGAGTCCGATACGATGAACCTGTTCCTCCAGCAACCGAATCTGCTTGACCGAATCAACGAGATTCTCCACCAATCGCGCCCGACCCCGTTTGTCGGTGATGATGCGAACCTGCTCTTGACCTTCCTCGTTTTCATGTCGTGCAAGACGGACAACCCACTCAACCTTGAGATGATTGGTGCGTCTTCCAGCGGGAAGACATACATGACGCTCACAGCACGAAACGGGATGCCCAAGTCAATGGTCATGGTCTTGGCTGGTGCATCCAAAGAGGCACTCAAATACGACTACGATGAAGTCAGCGATGAGGGTCATTTCATCGTGAATGTTCACAACCGTTGCATCGTCATCTTGGAGAAGGATGAATCGTTCTCATTCATCAAGCGAATGAAACCGCTGATGTCGGGCGATGATGACGAACTCGTTTGGAAGACCCCAATCAAGAACGAACTGACGGGCGAGATTGAAACACGGGACTTCATCATTCGTGGTCGCCCATCGTTCATCACGCTGACCACACGCAATCCCAGCGAGGCTGAACAAATCACACGGCAATTGCTGATGACACCCGATACGACACCCGACAAAGTGGAGGCTGTGGTGTCCAATTCCCTGCTGGCGAAGGCGCGCCCCGAACTGCTTCAAATCCACCCCGACTTGAAACTGCTTCAAGCATCCATGCTCAACCTCAAGCAACACAAAGTTCGCAACATTTTCGCACCGTTGATGGCCGAGTTCTTCCCATCTCGGAACGCACAGCACCAGCGTGATATTCACAAAGTCCTGTCCATCATTGATGCGGTGGCTCTCATCCACCAGCAACAACGACCGATTCAAACCATCGGGGAAGACGAATACCTGCTGGCTTCGGTGGAAGACAATGTGATTGGGCTGTTGCTGTGCGACCTCGTTCTCCGAGCCAGCCTGTCGGGTGTTCCCGATGATTCGTGGATGGTGTTCCGCCAAATGCAAGAGATGGAAGCCAGCACACGCTCGCTGTCCGAAGACAACATTCTCCAATGGTTGCACATTCACGCCTTCTCCGTGTCCAAGAACGCCCTCCAGCAGAAGCATTTGCCCACGCTGGAGGATGCTGGCCTAATTGAAGTCAAGAGGCGTGGAGGCGGTCGTGGAGGCGGTCGCAAGACATGGGCAATCGTCAAGACGCGTACGGGCTTGATGGAAACCCACGCACTCGCACCACTCTTCGTTGAGTCTGCTCGCAGGGCGATTCCCGATTTGATGAAGGAGTTCAGCGATGTGCTGGAAACCAGCAATCCACCACAGGCTCGTATTCGCCCCAATAAGCAAGACCCGAAACTTCTCCAGCGAATCGGCTGTCCCTCCAAAGCCCAAGCACCGATTTGGTCGGGGCTGATTCTTCCTCACTATCTCACGGAGGGGCGCGAGTCCAGCATGATTTACGACATCGTTGGCGAAACCAAGTTCCGTGATGACCTCTTCAACACCCGATGTGGATGGCTCAACAAAGGACAGGATTCTGCAACCGCTGAACTCCAAAAGAAGCGTGAAGTTCGTGAGAAGGTCAAGGAGGCTGTGCGAACATTTTCGTTAGACAGCGAGGATGATGACGCTTGGGAATCGCTGGCTAATGCCCACCTCTCACACCTTGATGATGGCGACTCCTTTGATAAGGGTGGGGAATGAACGGTGATGACATGGCGAGCAATAAGACCTCCAAGACCAGCACGAAGACGAACCTCCCCCCTATCGCATCCAAGCGATTGAAGCCGTTCATTGAGCGAGGAATCGCGAACGGCATCTTCTCGGATGACTCCAGCGTGGTTGCTATGTTCAAAGCAAAAGCAACCGACCCATCGTTGAAAGAAACCCTTGATTCGCTCGGTGGCTTGAAGTCCGAGATTGGTCAAGCATTCATCACGGACATCGTTCTCACCGACCTCACCAGCATTCTCCGACAGAAGCGATACACGGCTCACATGAAAGTGTGGGACATCTCGCACAACACGGTTGGCGTTGCTTCGGGCAACCCACGCCAAGTCTGCAACATCTTCGGCCAAGTGGTCATGGAAGACGGTGATGAAGTCATGGACTCCGCCATGTTCTCCATGTCCCTGTGGGATGCTGACGCTTCCATCGGTGATGATGTTGAGGCTGACGGTGTGTATGTCGCTTCGGTGTCATGCAAGAACCTCAACAATTCCACCCTTGACCTGCGACCGCTGGCTGGTTTGACGGCATTCAAGCCCGAAGACTACGACCACGAATCCGCCATTGAACTGCTCAAGGACACATACGAAGTCAGCCCCATCGCTGACTTGGAAGACGACATCTCACGGGGTCGCACCGACTACCGTTTGGTTGAGGCAACCGTGTCATTCAGCGGTGTTCAAAACTCCAAGTCGGGCAACCAATTTGGGAAGATGCTCTTGAAGGATGACTCCACGATGACGCTGGAAGCGATTGAATCGGGCGAGAACCTCCTGTTGAACTGCATCTGTTCACCCGAAATCGCGACCCGCTTCGGCAAATACAGCAAAATCCTCGCTCTCATCACCACGAAGGTGCAAGGCGAGTGGGGACTGTCGGCCAACATCGCTGTCGCAATCCCTGTGATTCTCGTTGCACCACCACAGCCCGAAGTCAGTTCCAAAGACGACAAAGAGGATGATGCCTCTTCGTATTTCAAGAACGCAATCTCCCTTGACGATGACGAGGATGATGACGATGCCGAAGAAACTCCACAGGAAGCCCCTGTGAGCGAAGAAACGGCTGAACCCTCCGATGACACCTCCGATGAGGAAGAAGGCGAGGAAGACACCTCCAACGGCTCGGAATCGGCATCTGCTGACGAAGGCTGGGTTGATGGCGACTCCGAAGGCGATGACGAGTGGGGAGATTGGGAATAAGACCGACCACCCCACCATTCCAATTCCAGCCCTTTGATAAGGGTGGGACAATAGGTGATTGACATGGCGAAATCAGCAACCAAGAAGAAGGCAAACTACGCAGACCTCATCGCTTCGTGCGATACGGGTGTCAGCATGGTGAACAACCGAACCAAGCACATGAAACTGCAAGGTTTCAGCGGTGCTGGGAAGACCCACTTTTACCTCACGATGTTCACGGACATGGCGAGTGGGCTCAAGCCCGAAGAAGCCCTTCTGTGCATCATTGACTGCGACCTTGAAGGTCAAGCCGACCTCATCGCTCGCGATTCCATCGTTCCAGCGGAACTACGACCTCGCATTCTGCGAAAGGTCTGCTCTCGCCCCGATGATGTCAATGACATGGTGCTGGCGTTCCTTGACTTGATGATGCAACACAAAGAGGAACACCCCGATGGTGTTCGCATGGTCGTCTTGGAGAACGAGGGTGCATTTTACATGGGCTGTCGCAACCACTACGCTGAATCCGTTCACGGCATGACCGAGGCAGACTTGCTTCTGTCCCGTCAGCAACAGGCACTCCGAGAAGGCAAGAAGACCCTTCCGACCTTTGAAGAGGGGCAGATGCACTCATACAAAGTCATCAACAAACTGTTCTCCACACCATACGAGCGACTCAAGATGGGCGCGGAGATGTGTGGGGCTCACTTCATCGGCACGACCCTCATGAAGACACGAACCGAAGGCTTCGGAACAAACGATGCGAAGGAGATAACCGTGTCTGCTGGGCGACCCGACATGACCGACCCACTCTTTGATTGGATTCTTGAGTTCTCCAGCCAGCAACGAATCAAGGCTGGCGAACTGCAAGTGCGTCATCAAGTGATGGTCAAGAAGTCCCGTTCATGCAAGCCATTCCTGTTGGACAACCCAACGCAAGAACGATTCGCACAAGCGGTTGAAAAGTCGTCTGCTTGATAAACCAACAGCGTGGTGAGTGCAACATGAAAGCCCCGTATCTCTCGGCAACACGGCTCAAAATGGCGAAGGACTGCTCGTTCGCGTACGAGCAACACTACGACCCCAAGAGCGACACTCCGCGCACCTTGAAGAAACTCGCTAACTCACCGTCAAAAACACAGGCGGCGAGAATGGGGAATGTGGTTCACGGTGCGTTGGAGGATTGGCGTATGCCCGATGAAAACGGCAAAGTCCCAGCACCGAAGTTCGGTCGGCTGATGAAACTCTATGACGAGTGGGCATCCAAGCCACAGTTCGCATTGGAATACGAGATGTATGAAGACGGCAAGAACCTCTTGAAGCGATGGTTTGACAGGCGAGGCAAAATGCCGATTCGTGTTGTCGCCACCGAGCAACAAATGGGTCGCCACGATGCACCGTATGTCCTTGACAACGGTGTGCCGATTTTCGGTTTCATTGACCTCATCGTTGAACACAAAGACGGCACGATTGAATTGGTGGACTACAAATCCAATCGCGCCCCGAAGACGCAAGACGAGGCTGACAACGATGTGCAAGCAGGGATTTATCTGTCGTGGGCGAAGGAGAACTTCCCCGACAAACCCCTGCTGTTCTCGTTTGAGATGCTTCGGTTTGGCGTGGTTTCAACCGTGTGGACTGACAAAAAAATTGAGAACTTCAAGGGCTGGCTCAAGACCCAATTCAACATGATTGAATCGCTCACAGAAGGCATCCCATCCATCGGTGATTCGTGTCGCTGGTGTGCATACACCTCCATCTGCCCATCGGCTCAAGACTTGATTCACAAAGGTGCATTTGACTTGGTGGAACATGAGTTCGGCTCGGATGACGAAGCGTTGGATGCTCTCGCCAAAGTCAAGGCTGGGCAGGGAATCCTCAATCGCGTACGCAAGTCCATTGAAGACGACTTCAAGGGGCGACTTGACCCACTCAACATCTCCGAAACGATTCAAACGCAAGGCTGGGAAGTGTCCTTCAACCAGCGTGAGCGAACCGAGTTCATCCCATCGGAAGTGCAACGGCTCGTTCCTCCAGCGGTGTTTGGACAAATGGTGTCGCTCACCAAGACAGCGGTGGACAAAGTGTTGCCGATTCTGCCCGAAGACACGGCTCAAGCCATCAAGGATTCGGCAATCAAGAAGCCATACAACGCATTCACGGTGAAGAAGGCTGACAAGTTCAAAGAGTGAAACCTCCCTGCTTTGAGGGAGAGGGCTCATAAACCTTCATGACCAGCCTCCATCACAATGGGCGAGCCCGAAGACGAAACAAACGATGACGAACTCGTTCCTTCCAGCAAATACGGAACGAGGCGAAAGGGTCGTCTTGGTCGTCATGACGGTCGCAACATCAAGCGTCTGTGGAAGGCGATGATAAAGGCGGGTGCGACCTTCCCCGATGGAACTCCCCTGTCATCAACCGAAGTGTGTCATCTGCCGAATCAGCCGTTCTCCATGAACGCACTCACCAACCACTTGGCGAACAAACCATACCTCTTCTCCGAGCAAGGCAGGGTCAAGGTGCAAACCCTTGACGGTCGCTCATCGTATCAACAATCCACTTGGCTGGCCTATCCCGATGCCTTTGATTGATGTCAAGTTTGACAGATTTTTGGAATCTCAAACCGATTCGGATTCCCATGCTGTTGCGTATTGAGCCCGATAAGCAGGGGTGCTGAACAACAAGTTCGCTGAAACCATTGATATTCCGACACATTGATATACACCCGTGTCGTGCGAAGGGACATGACCGCCCAAAGTCTAACCACGATGCTGACACAAATGATGAACCGCGACCTCGTTGAAGGTGCAACCTTTTGGATTGACCACGACACGCTCTATGCAACGGCATTCCCACAGGGATGCTACAATCATGGAAGCGGAGATGGTCGTGGCTACGATGAAGCCAACCTCTTTGAGATTGAAGACATGGAAGCATTCACCGAATGGGCTGAAAGAACCATCGCAGTCTTGGAAGACGAAGTGTTCGCAGACACCGTTGCTCGCCAAGTGGAAGAAGTCTTCTTCCAATTCCTGTCCAACGAATCGGATGAGATGTTGGAAGACATGGAACGCAAGTTCGCTTGGGATGCAGAACACGCAATCCAGCGAGCATTCAACCGACCCCGTGTTGATGAGCGTCTTGCTTCCTTCGGTGTGAGCCGTGAGCAATACGAAGCCCAATCCCAACACGAATGGGACAACCTCTTTGACGAAACCCCTTCACCCGATTGGATGGAATCAGTCCGTTGGATGAGCCACCCCAAGTGGAACGCTGAATTGGCCTGTTGAGGACAGCCCCTTGATAACGGTGGGGGGCGAAAGCCCCCCTATGAGCGAGGAATTGACTCCGAACAGCGATGTGTCCCGAACCGTCAAAGCACAGTTTGATGCTGGACAGTTCTCCGAATTGATGACCACTTTGGTGATGGATGGAAGCACCCAATCACCTGTGCGTGTTCTGCTCACGGAGGATGGTGTCAGCGTGTGGACTCACGACAACGCCAAGACGATTCAAGCGTTGGTGTCCAATCGCGATATTGACGGCTTGACCGTTGATGAGCCATGCGTCTTGCTGGTTGAGCCCAAGTCATTCTCGGAACTGCTGTCGGCCAAGTTCGGTGGACACACGGTTCGCGTACAGACTGACGCAGGGAAGCCAATCACGATTCGCTCAAAAGACGGCTCACAGGCGGTGTATCACGCCAGCGATGAAGACGACTGCAACATTGTCCCCGACCATTGGGTTCTGCCCGTGAACGACAAAGGAGAGCGTCTATTCCCGATGTTTGACAACCAGCCAGCAACCAGCGTGGTGCAATTGACCCGAAGCGAACTGAATCGGGGCATCACCGACATGAAGGTGGCGAAAGCCCCGTATGCTGTGTTCTCGTTCAACGCCAAGAAGTCCGAATGTCAATCGGGTCATTGGGGCGCGAAGACCAATCGTTCAGCCTCTCCAATCGTGGCGACTCTCACGGGTGAACCTGTGGAAGTCTGCTTCACGAACAACCTCTCCACGATTCTGTCCGTCTTGGATGGCGACCTCATCACGATTCACAAACACAAAGACGGTGGGTTCGCTGTCTTGGAAGGTGCGACCACTACGGTCGTCAGCACCGAAGCAACGAGGGAGGCTTGACCATGCACGACCCAAACGCCAACCGATTCAATTTGAACGAAGCAGAAGAGATGCTGGGCATTGACGAGGAAACGAGAGCGCGGATTCAAACCGTCATCAGCATTGACCTCTTGCTTGCCCACGCTGGAATCACCAAAGACCAAGTGGCGAAGGCATACGCTGAACGAGTCAAGAACGATTTGAAGGACTTGGTTCAAGACCTCAACGGTGTCATCGGAGATGAGTGAGTGAGGCTGTATGCTTCCGTCAGTTCAGCAGTTTGACGAACTGTGCGAGCATCTCGGATTCGGCCATTGTCCCCGTTCCATCGGCAATCCACGACAGGAGTTCGTGCTGGCGAGCGAGAGCGTCTTCCAGCGGTTCAGCAAGTGGGATGGGCAGAAGTCGTGCTTCATCTCCACACAGGGCTACGAGAACCTGCAATACGAGGCTGGTGGAAGGCAAGTCCCCAAGTCCATCATCTATGGCTTGACCTTCTTTGACTTTGACCATGACACCAAGCCCGAAAACGCATTCGCTGATGTCCAGCGGTTGTCCGAGTTTTTGACCAGCATCAAGGTGGCTCATTGGGTGCAATATAGCGGTGCTAAGGGGTATCACCTCCACATCAAGCACATTCCAACACGATTCAAGTTTGACCACCGAGATGGGTCAAGTGAGGCTCTCCGTGAAATTGTTCACCAAGTCCAAGCCCATCTCAAGACCTCGCTGGGATTGAACACCCTTGACGCACAGACGATGGGCGACCCAAAGCGACTGTGCCGATTCCCGTTCACTCGCCATGTGAACCGATTCGGAACTGTCAGCGGTCGTTATGCGACACCTATTGAAGTCAATACGCTGGCGACAGCAGACCACAGCGAGATTGAACGCTCGTCATACCGACCGAGATTTTTCATGCCCACGATTGAGGGCGATGTGCTGACATTGAAGCAATTCATTGACCGCATTGGCGTGGAACTCCACGCGCCCGAAACGAGAATCAAACCAATGATTGACGCTGACTTCGGGTTCACCGATGCGGAGGAATCAACGGCTCGGTTCATCGCCAGCCTTGACTTCAAGTGCATGGGCGTGGTGAACGAACTCAAGCGAAGAAACCCCTCACACAAAGCGAGGGTTCACGCCTGTATGTTCGCCAAGAGCATCGGCTTGAATCAGCAGGGCTTTGAGGCGATATGGATGGAACTCGGAACGAAGGTTGGCTATGTGGATTTACACAACCACGAATACCGCGCCTTCCAAATGGCGAGCATTTTTGACAACGAGAGGATGACCACCCCAGCGAACTGCTCAACGCTCAAGCGTGATGGTTGCTGTGTCGGTGAAGTCTGCCCCAAGTTCGTGGACTCGGAGGCATTCTTTGAAGAGTTCCAAATGCCCCAAAAGCAACGCAGATGGAGGAAGAAGTGATGGCTAAAGAACGCGTACACAGGAAGAAGGATTTGCTCGCAGATGATGACGAAGTGCAACGAAGAGTCCAATCGGGCAATCGTGCCGAGAGGCTGTCGCTGATTCGGATTTGGCTGGAATCGGAGGGATTGACTCCAGCGGATATTGAACCCAATATGGAGTCCAAACCGAATATGCGGTTTGGCTTGGAATCCGTCAAGGAATTGTCGCTGGCTTTGCTGGTTGAAGACCTTGAAAAACTGAAACGGATTGACCACCGTGAACATTGGCTGATGCGTCAATACCTCGCTGAACTTGGGTTTGAAATCGTGCATCTCAACACGGGAAGCGGGGACATGGCGAGTCGCAAGGTCAGCATTGAACGCAAGGAAGACGACCTTCTTCCATCACTCTTTGACCAACGCAGACTGCGACAATTGAGTGCGATGCGTGAGGAAGCCGAACACTCGTTCCTCGTCATCACGAAGGATTGGGAAGACATCAAGGTGGAGGCTGGGAAGAAAGGCATGAGCATTCGCACCCTGCTGGGCTACATCGCCAGCCTGTGTGCTGTCGGCTATCCACCCATATTCATGCCCGACAAATACGATGCAAGCGACCTCATTGAGCGAATCGTGGACAAAATTGAGGATGACAACCACAGGCTATTCGTGGCTCGCCCCAGCAAAGCGAAGCCACAGGCGTATCGCGATGCGTTGATTGAGGGGTTGCCGAAGGTCGGGGCATCCACCCGAAGAAAATTGGTGGCGAAGTTCAAGACGCTGGCGGAATTGACACAGGCCAGCGTTGAGGATTTGATGGAAGTGGATGGTGTCGGCAAGGTGCTTGCTGAACGCATACACTCGGTTTTTCATGCAAAATGAACAAAGCATTGATATAGGGAAGCCGACCGTCTTGACACCATGAGCCAATACATCGGAACACTCCCTGTCCCAACCGCAGATACCCGCCTTGTCATCAAGAAGGGCGTGGATTCCTCTCGCCAGCCAACATACGAACTCCGTCTTGGTGGCGAATGGGATTGGAACTCCTATGTCATCGGAGTCATCGGCAAAGGTGTTCGTGGAAAATCCGCAGTCAGCGGAATCGCCACCTCTCGCATTGACCTGTGGCGAACTCCTTCCGATGTCAAGAAGGGCATCAAGACCCTCGCAGACTTCTCGGCTCTCACCGAAACCCACTTTTATGTTGATGAGAACGACACCGTGTTCATCGGCTCGGAGTTTTGGGCAAAGCCGATTGACCGAGCAACCGACACATACACCAACGCCACACGCGCAGAAGACCTCACCCTCATCTGCTGAACTGTTCATAAAGGTGGGACACGACCCACCGAGCATGGCGAGAATCCTTTGGGGCTCGGAACAACCCACACGACCGACAGGCTACGGTGTTGTCAGCCGTGAAATCATCAGCAGACTCATCAAGACACACGGGCATGAAGTGTTCGTGATGGGCTGGGACTACAACGGAGAACCATTCCCCCACCCCGATGGCTGGACACTCGTTCACGCTGGGCTCAACCGATTCGGTGGCGACCCGCTGAATCCCGCTGACCCGAACTCCCCAACGGTCTTGGATATGCACTTGGCCGAACTCAAGCCCGACCTGTATCTGTCTTTGATTGATTGCTGGTTCATCGGTCATGCTGTCCTTTCAACGAACAGGGCGCGCATTCCATACATCGCCTATACCCCGATTGACGGCTTCCCAATCGCGTACGCTTGGGCGAAAATCTTGGGGAATGTCCACACTCCACTCTTCATGGCTGACTACGGCAAGCAGGTCTTCCAAGACTTCGTGGCCGAATACAACAGCGAGAACGGCACAGCACCGAAGGAGATGCTCTTAGACGACCTTGACCGCTACAACAACGCAGAACTGCCGAGAATCCATCATGGCGTGGATGAGAAGGTCTTCCGACCACGAAGCCTTGCCGAGAAGGAATCAGCACGACAGGCATTGGGAATCACTTGGGACACCGTGTTCCTGTCCGTTGGTCGCAACGGGAACAGGAAGCAAATCCCTCGTCTGCTGGATGCCTTCAAACTCTTCATTGAACGCAATCCCAAAGCCAACGCTGGACTCATCATCCATTGTGGCGACCCGACTGACAACATGAGTCTTGGTGGCTGGAACTTGCCCGAATTGGTCAAGCAGAAGGGCTTGGAGAGCCATGTTCGCTTCTCCGACATGAGTGCTAATCCGCTTCATGGATTGAGCCGTGAAGACCTCTCCACGCTCTATGGCCTGTCCGATGTCCATGTCCTCGCAACAGGAGGCGAAGGATTCGGGATTCCATCGGTGGAAGCCATGTCCTGTGGCGTTCCAATCATCCTCCCCGATAACTCAACCGCGCCCGAACTGATTGGCGAGGATGACGAGAGGGGCTGGCTCGTTCCACTTGCGACCACCATCACGGGTGCGAAGTGGGGCGTGAACATGGGCTTGGTTGATGTTGAAGCACTCGCTGATGCGATTGCAGATGCTCACCATGATGTCAAAGGTCGCAAGGCCAAAGGCAAGAAGGCTCGCCAATTTATTGAGGCGAATATGACATGGGACATCATCGCCCAGCAATTCCACGACCTCATTGAAGCAACGATTGACCGACAAAAACCGCTGGGGATGGAATGATGGCCGAAGACACAGGCAAGAAGCAACGCAAGCGATTCAAACCAGCCAAGACCGAGAAGGTCAAGGCGACCCCGAAGAAGCGTGAGTTCCCGAACAAACCGAAGACCTGTCATCAAATCCACAGGGGCAAGTGCGAGATTCACGACAAGCCATGCAAAATCATCGTGGCTTATCCACGCAAGGACTCAAGGAACGCATGGCGTTCACGGCTGGAGAGGATGGGTGCTGAACGACACGGCAAGGAATCGGAACACCGATGCGTTGAGTGCGAGAACGAGCGTCAAGCCGACTCTCCGTTCAAGGAACTCCATGTGGAAGGATTGGATGCAATTCAGTCAGCCCGCTTGAAGCGAGAATCGGAAGAGTGGACAAGGCGATTTATTGAGGAAGATTCGTCTTGATATGACGAAGCATTGATAAGGGGGAACTCCTTCGTCTGTTCATGACCGCACCAGCGACCACCAACCAATACGCAGACGACACGACCGTTGTTTTCACGACCAACGCTGTTTTACCAGCCGATGTTGCAGAAGCATACATGGACTATCAAGCCCGTGTTCGTGCTGAAACCGCACCTTCGCCAACCAGCACCTTCGCCAAGACCCACGAATTGTCCTTCTCGGCAACCGTTGAGGAAGTCGCAGAAGCATACACCGCTGGCTACGAGCAAGCCCACCGAGCAATCGTGAACGGATGCAACCCACAGTCGTGGAACGCAATCGGCACTCGCTCAATCACGGGCATCCGATTCCCTTCCAAAGCCATGTGCGTCAAGGCGTTCCAAGCGGGCATCCAAGCCCGCATGAATGCTGACCAAGTGGCTTGGTTTTGAGCCTGTCTTCATAACGGTGGGGCGACCCAGCCCTGTTCATGCTGTGGGCAGAATCATACAGACCAGCCACGCTGGATGATGTGATTGGACAACCACACATCACGAAGCGACTCGCGTACATGGTGGACATTCTTCACCAGCAGGGTGGCGATGGTGGATTCCCACATCTCATGTTCATCGGCAAGGCTGGAACGGGCAAGACCTCGCTGGCGATGGCGTTGATGAAGACGATGTTCGGTGATGATTGGGATGCGAACTTCGTGGAGATGAACGCCAGCGATGAGCGAAGCATCTCGGTCGTGAGAACCAAAGTCAAGGAGTTCGCAAGGCGAGGCGTGATTGGCTCATACAAAGCACCCAACGGGGAAGTCCGAAGCATCCCGTTCAATGTCGTGTTCCTTGACGAATGCGACCAATTGACACCCGATGCACAGGGCGCGTTGAGGCGAATCATGGAACAATACGCCAAGACCACGCGATTCATCCTGTCGTGCAATTATCCGCACCGCATCATAGACCCGATTAAAGACCGCTGTGCGTTCTCCGACACCCGATTCCGACCGATACCCCCAGCGACTACAAAGGAGGCTCTCCAGCGTGTCGTGGGGCGTGAAAAACTGACCATCACCGATGAGGCTGTGGAACTGATTGCCGAGATGTGCAACGGCTCTATGAGGAAGGCTCTCAACACGCTGTTCGCAACGACCCGTGTTCCCGATGAGGCGACCGTTGATGATGTCCGAGATGTGATTGCCGAGATGAGCCCGAAGGCTCGTACGCGATTGCTGGCGACCGCTTTTCAATTGGGGCAGACCGATGATGTTGAGCAATACGCCAAACTGTGTCAGCGGATTGACAAACAGGTTGAATCGTTGGCGGAACGAGGTTTCAGCGGAACGGATATTTTGGAATCCGTGTTCAAATCCACTTCGGAAGACGAGCGAATGCCTGTGGCTGTCAAGAGGCAGATATTCGGCTCAATAGGGGATGCCCTGTATCACGCATCCATCGCTCAAGACGACATTCTTGTAGTCAAGTCATGGTTGAGGAAAATCGGTGAGGGTCATGGTGGCTAAGGACAACGACCGCATCGCTGGCGACAACGATGAAATCCTCGCCCTCATCCGTGAACGGCTGGACATCGGGCTCAAGACATACGGGCATGGAATCAATGTCCATGACGACACACGGGAATGGGGAACGAAGGAGAACTCATGGGTTGAGATGGGGCTGGAAGAGATGCTTGACCTCGCCCTGTATCTCGGTGCATCGTGCATACGCATCCGACACATTGAGGCGGAATGCGAGGCGATTCGTGAGGAACTCAAAGCCAAGCGGAAGGAACTCAACGAGCGTGAAGTCAAGGTGTCGGTCAAGGAGAAGCGTCTTGCTGATAAGGGTGGGGACAATTGGTGGAAACGATGGCGTGGAAACCGTTCTTAATTGTCGCTGTGGAATATCACGAAGACCGCGATTTGACGGTTAGGCTACGGGTGAAGTCGCTGGATGGCGACTCGTTGGTGCTGAATGTTGGAGGCTGTGTGCCTCGCTTTTGGACTGAAAAAGACCCCAGCAAACTGCGTCTGCCGAAGGGAATCAAGTTCAAGGCATCCGACTACACCTCCATTGAGGGCGCGCCCCTGTGGGAAGTGCGAGCCAAACTTCCATCGGAACTCCGTGAGATTCGTGAGGTTCTGTTCCCATCGTATTGCGCCGATGTTCCCTTCGCCAATTTGGTTCGCTGGATTTACGATTGGACTGCGGTTATTGAAGTCAATACCGATGTTCTGCACCAGCCACAGATTCGCCCGATTCACATTCGCCCCAGCGATGAAGACCCAGCGAACTTCAAACTCAATCCGCTTTATTTTGACATTGAAACCGCTGATTCGCTGGACACCGAGAACACGCCCGAACGCGTGGTGTCCATCGCCATCTATGACCAACGCACAGATACCCACGAATGTGCGACAATTCGCCATACGAGCGAGCGACAGGTCAAGCGGTTCTTATCCAGCCAAGAGGCGTTGCACAGCGTTGTTGAGCATGAGAACGACATTCCACCGCTGAACTCCGACCGCATCAAAGTCTTCAACATTGAAGGCGATGACGATGACGAGCGAGAGGCTGGATTGCTGTGGTGGTTTCATCACAGGCTTGAACACTACGACCCCGACCTCATCGCTGGGCAGAACATCATTGACTACGACATACCGTATCTCCGAAACCGTTGCCGAATCCAACGCAACAACATGGAACGGCTTCACATGGGCAGTCCACCCGTGTGGGCGACCTATCCGAAACTGTTCCGAAAGAGGCGTGGATTGATGCCTCCGTTTGACACGAAAAAGGTGTATGCCGAGCAAGTTCAAGGCTCGGCGGCGACTACGGGGCAAGCGAGTCTTGGATGGATGGGTGCGACCACGCTGGGCTACGGCAAAGTTCCACGCACCTCAATCAAGGAGATGATGGACAGCGACCCGCTGATGCTGGTCATTTACAACATTTGGGACAATGTGGTGGCTCATCGTTGCATGGACACGCTGGACTTGGTGGCGTTTTATCAAGCGAAGGTGGCGTTTCACAATTCCACGATTCACCACGCTCACAGCAACATGATGCTCATTGAGGACATGATGGGACACCTGCTCAAAGAACGCAAGGTCGTGATGCCCTCGCTGGACACCGTGAGGGCGCGATTGACGGGCGAAGGGATTGAGCAAGGTGGATTCGTGATGGAAGCACCATCGGGCATTTGGAGGAACGCTATTGAATTGGATAACTCAATGGAATACCCCAGCGTCATCATCTCATGCAACGCAGACCTGTCCACGAAGGTTCGTGAGGAAGACTATCCCGATGGCTTCCCATTCCCTGTGGCTCGCACTCCAGCGGGTCGCATTTACCGACAGGACATTGAGGGACTGATGCCCGCGTTCCTTCGCAGACTCGCCAGCGAGCGTGAGATTCTGCGAGCCAACATGAGCGAAGCCGAAGACAAAGGCGACCACGCTCTTGCTGACAAACTCAACAAAAAGCAACGGGTCATGAAGGAGAACATGAACTCTTGGTATGGTGTGCTGGGTTCGGGCAGAACCGAGAAGACAGCCCAACGACCGTTCCGCATGACCGACCCCGAAATCGGCTCGGACATCACCGAGATTGCGAGGCTACACAACGATTGGAACAAGCAGATGATTGAGAAGACAACCATGTGGTTTCATGATGACGGAGTGTTCCCCGAACCATTGATACCCCATAACATTGATAAACCGTCAGCCCCCCGTGTATCGGAGTCCGAGTCGGGCGGGTGGCTGGAACTCCGCTTCCGTGTGCTGTATCAAGACACCGATTCGTGTAAAATGTGCATAGAGAATCATGACGAGGCTGAACAGGCCATCCGACCATTCACCGAACAGGACATCTATTCCATCGGCAATATGCTGACGGTGATGCTCAACGATTCGTTCCATGAGTTCGTGCAGACGACCATCGGCATCCCACGAAACGAGTTCTTCAAGGTCAAGCCCGATGCCTATTATTCTCGCTATTTTCAATGGGGAGTCAAGAAGCGATACGCGTACATGGACTTCAACGGGAAGAAGGGCTATCGTGGCGTGGAGATGCGAAGAAGTTCCTCCCCTCAAATCGTAAAAGACGCACAGCAAGCCATTTTTGACAGCATCCTCAACGGGTGTTCCAAGACCGAATTGAACTCAATTATCCGCGATATTGAAGCCAATATGCTGGATGAAACCAAGACTCCAGCGTTGAACTTCGGTCAGCCAATGGGAATCAAGAAAGAAGGAACGATGGCTCACAAATCAGCGATGTGGACAAACACCAATCTCGGAACTCAATTCGCTTTGGGCGATAAGCCGATGTTGTTCATCGCATCCAACACACCCGCTGGAACGCCCTCAAACCGTGTCGTTGCTGTGGAGTGGGGAGATGACCCAGCAAGTCTTGGCGTAGTCGTGGACAGGAAGGCAAGCATCACGAAGTTCTTCAACGATTCAAACTCGTTCTCGCAGATATTGGGGGCGATGGGGACATCGTGGGAACAGGCGATTCTCGGCATCGGCAAGACCTCAATGGGTGATTGGTTCAAATGACGCGCCCCAGCGACTACACGAAGGCGTGGAGGATTCTCCGCACGAACTGTGGCTTGAGCCACTATCAAGTGCGAGCGATATTCAGCGAGCATCTCGGAGGGCTCGGTGTCCATAAGAACCTCGCTGGTCGTGAACTTCGCAGGGAAGAAGCCCTGTGGGAACAGGAAGCCGAAGCATTCGCTTTGATGCTGAATGACCCCGACCCCACCAAGTTCGCTGACAGGCTGTATCAAGCCGTGTGGGAAGGTGATGAACCCCAATTGGCGTATGTGCTGGTTCGGCTGGTGGAGAAGCGTGTCCGAGAATGGAATGGCTGGGGCGAGGAAGAACGCCAGCGAATCAAGGAACGGGTGCTTCGGAGGCTGTCGCGATACGAGAAGCGAACAGGGCTTCAAGCGTGGACTGACCGCCACTTGCTGACCTATCTCCACATCAACGATGTCCACTTTGAATCATGACCACTCAAATATCAATGGTTGAGATTTGTAAGTGGAAAGGTATATATGCAACCGCTGTATCACAATGGTTTGTCGGACTACGAGCCGACACCCAAACCGAAACACAGGAGATGAAAAATATGGGAATGATTGAGAATATGCGAGATGCCGTTGAAATCAACGGTGGCCGATTGAGCGAAGAACGATACCTTGAGGAAGTGCTACGACTGACCGAGAGCGAAGGGGGTTCAACCACCATCGCTTCCTTGAAGTCCAATGCTTTCAACAGCAAGCGAATGGAATCAGCGGGAATCACCCGTGTGTCCATCGGTGCTGACAAAATGGTGTGGACTGTGAGCCTTGCAGAAGACATGATGAACGGCAACACCAGCACCCTTCAAACGAACTTCGTTCAGCGCGACACCAGCCAAGACTTCAACACGGATGAAGGATGCTTCTATGGCGTTCCACGACGCTCGCCATCGGACTATCCCGACTTCCTCCAGCAATACATCATCCCACGCGGAACTCTCCAATACGAAGAGTCCGACCGCAACGAGATGCGTCTGTTTGCTGTTGCATTCAAGAACGGCTGGAATGTCGCCATTGACGGTGCAAAGGGCTGTGGGAAGACGATGGGCATTCGTGCCTTCGCTTCCGAAGTCGGTATGCCTGTCCTTCGTGTGAACTGTTCCGAAGGCTTCACCGAAGAGTCCTTCATCGGCTACAACACGCTCAAGAACGGTGAGATGACTTGGATTGACGGGATGCTTCCAATCGCCATGCGATACGGTTGCCTTCTCATCTTTGACGAGTTCCGTTCCGCACGACCCGAAATCATGACCGCATGGAACGCTGTCGGTGATTCGGGACAATTGCTCTTGACGGACAACAACAACGAAGTCGTGTCGGCTCACGCTGACTTCCGCACCTTCGCCACCATGAACCCGCTTGATGGGTATTCGGGTGGACAGGACATCAACCAAGCAACCCTTGACCGCTTTGACCTCAACATGAAGGTGGACTACCTTCCCGAAGAGAAGGAAATCAAGGTCATCTGTCAGCAGTCGGGCGTGAACAACATCGCCCTCGCTCGCCAATTGGTGTCCTTCTCCAACGACCTCCGCCGAATGAAGAAGGAAGGCACTCTTGAGTCCGACACCAGCACTCGTATGCTGGTTGCGATGATGGAAGCCAGCCTTGACTTCAACATGACCGAGATGGTTGAGTTCGTGATGCTTGGTCGCTATCAGCCCCATGAGATTGATGAAATCAAGGCTGTGGCTCGCGCTCGCTTGAGCGATTATTGAGGCTCACACACGCTGGGAGATTGGGTCGGGCTGGGGGGTTCTCCCAGCGGGGTGTTTCTGCCCCCCAGCCCACACCCTGTCCATCCCTGTGCTTGATAACGGTGGGGGCTGAACTCCAGCCCATGTCCTCCGTTGAAGACCTCATCAGCAAGCAAGCCGACCAAATCCGTGAACTCCAATCCAAAGTGGAACGCCTTGAGCGAATCATTGACGGATTCGGTGAGATGTTGCGACCTTCTCCGAAGGAAAACAACGCACGACTGACCCGATGGATGAACGACTGATGTTGATTGGTGCGAAGAGGAACTTCTCGCCCATCAAAGCATGGTTTGAGGCATTCCAACACGGCAAGCCATCGCAATACCCACTCATCGTGGTGGGCGATGCTGGCGTGGGGAAGACGACCGTTGTGAAGCACTACGCGACCGCGAACGGATTTGATGTCATCTCCAGCGAGGGCGGTGAATCGCGTACGGCTTCGGACTTGAAGCGTCTGTTCAGCGATGCGAGGATGCCGACTTTCTTTGGACAACGCAGGGCTGTCATCCTTGAGGATGCCGACCTGCTGGGGAAGAAGGAATGGAAGGAGGTTGCCGAGCCGATTGGAAGCAAGGCATTCCCGTTGGTCATTATCGCGCCCAGCGTGTCGTCTGTGGCGTGGAATTATCGCAGGGGTGCATTGGTGCATCACCTTCCGAATCCTTCGCACAGCGACCTCACAGCGTATCTCACGGGGATTGCTGACGATTCCGACCCAGCCCACTTGGATTGGATTGCATCCAACGCATCCACATGGCGACAGGCTGAACACCTTCTCCGAACCACGCCCGTTGGATTCCAAGACGAGATTGGAGATTGGAAGCCCAGCCGACACGGACACGATGAAGTCGTGGCGTTGCTCGCTGGAGATGGTGGCGAATCATTCTCATCCCATCCACTCGCTGTGATTTCATGTGCCGAGTTCAACGGGTGCGACCCCGATGTTGTGTTGAAGGCGATGGATTTGCACAGCAAGTCTTGGTCAGCCGACCTATTGAGTCCGATAAGCCGAGCATACATCTCCACGATGCGAACCCAAACGCAGAACCGACCGCCATTCCGTCAGCGTCAAGCCCAAACCCGATTCCTCAACAAATGACTCAACCATCAATGGTTCAGTTCCATAAGTGGAAGTGTTTATATGGTGCAACGGGCTGGGAGGGGTATGAGCCGAGCAATATCGCCACGACTACGAGCCCAAGCCCGTGTCCGAACCTTGACCCGTGTAGCCCGTGTGCTATCGGGCGAATTGGAGAAGGTTGGAACGCCTGTCAAGCAAGTCATCCTGTGTCCACAGGGTCGTGCTTGCACAGACGGACAACGAGTGTGGATTCCCGAAACCATGAGCGAAGACCCACGACAGAACTTGATGATGCAAGAAGCCATCCTCGCACATGAGGCGGCGGGTCATCTCCGCTACACCGACTTCGGTGCATGGAAGCGTGTTGGCGACAAAATCAAGGCTGGCGAGGAAGACCGCTTGCTTCACGACTTCGTGAACATTCTTGAGGATGCCCGTGTGAACCACTTGCTCGCACAGGACTTCGCTGGAAGCGGGAAGCGTCTTGACGCAACCCAAGAGATTTTCATGGTCAAGCACCGTGAGATGTGGGCAACCAAAACCATTGACGAGTCCAACGCTGGTCGTGCTTCCATCGTAGCCATGATGACCGAAGCCATCAGCCGTGAAGCACACTTCTTCCCTCACTCCCCATTGGTCTGCGACTACATGGATGAGGTTCGCACTCACATGGTCAATGCTATCAGCCAACCAACGACCGATTCGGTCATCAAGTCAGCCAAGAAGGTCTTGGCCGTGTTCCGTGAACACTTCCCAGCAACCGCTGGTGATGACGACATGACGGGCATCCCACAGGGCGAAGACGGTGAAGGCATGATGATGGATGACATGAGCCCCGAAGAGATTGAACGCATGGCTCAAGAGCAGAAGAAGCGAGAGGCGAAGGTGGAAGAAGCACCTCGCCAACGATTCAAGGAACTCAAGGAACAGGCCGAGAAAATGGCTCAAGAGTCCAAGAAGGCACAGGAAGACGCACAGAACGCACAGGAGAGCGAAGAAAACGCTGGGGAGGGTCAAGACACCACCGAAGGCGAGGAAGACGCTGGAGAGGGCGAGAACGGCCAAAACAGCGATGCTGGCGATGACGCTGGTGCTGGCGATTCCTTCGTTGAAGACGAGGATGGCGACATTGAAGGCGAGATTGAGGGCGAGGGAAGCGATGGTGAAGGCATGGACATCAACATGGACATGGACACCGATGGCGA